CACAACAGAGGCTGCTATAGAAGTGGCCTCTAATCTCCGTCCAGACGACCTCAGAGAGGTCAAAGAGGGTCATGGGATAGATCCTATCACCCTTCCATTTCTGATGACTCAGAACCCATCCTACGTGTATTTCACAGTGCCTGACGGCAAGACTGCTGGCATGGCCGGAGTAGGAGAAGATGGTGATATATGGATGCTATGCACTCCTGATATACACCGATACCCGATTACATTTGCAAGAGAAGCCAAACGGTATGTCGATAGCCGTGAAGAGCGACTCCTTTGGAATATAGTCGATAGTAGAAACAAAGTACATTTAAAATTACTTAAGTTTCTAGGCTTCAAGTTTTTACGTAAACTAAAACATGGGCCAAACAATGTAACATTTATTGAATTTTGCCGTGTGCGTAGATGCTAATGCAGGGGCGAGAGCAGCCGCTAGAGAACGAGCTGCTCAAAAAGATGCAATCTTTGCCCAAGAAGGTCTTAAGTTTTTTAACAAAGAGACTACACTAAAAAGAACACAAAACTTAAATATACTCGGATACTCACGTGATGTAAGTGATGCTATGGCTGGTGCTATTGCACAGATAGGAGAGGGTAGACAAAGAGTAGAAGATGCTACTCGAGCATACCTTGCTTCTAAATCCGTAAACGAGGGTGGCCGTAGTAGAAGATTTGGATTTAAAAAATATCAACAGCTTCTTTCAAAAAGACAAGAGGTTGATAGTGTAATAAATAACATACTAGGAAGAAACCTAGCATATACTCAGGAACAATCTAAACGTAAGTTCCAAGTTGCACAAGCTGGAGCAAGAGAAGCTCTCGGTATACCAGCTGCATATGGTGCACCTGTTATGCTACCTCCAACCAACAGACTTGGTGGTGCTTTACAGCTAGCTAGTTCAGTAGTCGGCATTGCATCTGGTGGTGTTGACATTTATGATACTTTAAAAAACTCAGATATTAAATTAAAAGAAAACATAGAACAGGTCGGTGTATCACCTAATGGTCACAAGATATATGAATTTAATTATATAGGATTTAAAGATAGATGGCGTGGAGCTATGGCTCAAGAAGTTGTCAAGAAGAATCCTCTAGCTGTAGGCATACGTGACGGATACTTAACTGTAGACTATAGCAAAATTGACGTTAACATGGAGCTCGTATGACCTCATCATTTGGAAATATTATAGGTACACAACGGGATCAAATACCAAAACCCGTTATACCTAACTACGCTCAGACTGAGCCTAATCTTGAAAAAGCAGTCAATGACGAGATTACAAAGAATCAAGCTGACTTAAAACAGTTTGGTGAAGAGCTTGCACAGATTCAAGAACTAAAGGCTAAAAACTTTTTTGACAATCTTTCCGGCCTCGAAAGCTTGGTTGGTAAGGTTAGTCAATTTGCTCAAGCTCGTGAAGCTAATCGTGAAGCTAGAGAGACTAGAAAAAAGTTTAGAGAAATGTCTAAGGAATCTAAACAACGAGTTTTAGATTATCAATTTAGATTGCAAGATGCTGACAAAGCTGAAAAAGAAGCTTTACTTAGAGAACTTGCAAAAGAAGATCAGGTAGCTTTTGAATTACTTAAAGCTCAATACTTTCCTGATGTTGAAGAAATAGACTTTCAAGAGACTAAAGATAGATTCGACTCTTTAGTTGGTTCTAGTTATAATACTAACATTGAAGATAACGCTATCTATGAGCAGAATACTGAGTCACAAGCTGTCCTTATATCTGAAAACGGTATAGAATTAGTACTTACTAATTTTTATCTTGAGTTAGTACGAAAAGGTATTGACATAAATAGTGGTCAAGTTCAAAGATATGTAAATAGAAATCTTCTACCTAAATTAATTAAGGAACAAGAGAACGCACTAAGAACTTGGAAACAAGGCAGCTATAACAGATACGAAGTTAGACGTGACACTGATATAGCTAATTTGTTTGTTGATGCAGTCAATTCGTCAGAAGCAGTTACAACTACTGATGAGTTTGGTCAGACTGTTACCAATATACAATATAATGGTGTATTTGACGCACCAGAGGGTGAAGGTGGCTTGTTTGAGATAGCTATGAAAAAGCTAGGCTTTAAGAAAAAATCTCAAGCTGTAGAATATTTTACCAATCTTGCTACTAATCCATCAATCGCAGGTCGACTGGATCCGGGTGGATTGCTATATTTTTTAAACGACGCGACGTTTATTGACTCACGCACAGGTAACATTGTTGAAGGGTATCTTAACTCTACCTTTAGCAACGAGTCAATACGTAGAGGTAATGTTAAGATTCTTAATGATATTATAGATAAAATAATTAAAAGTGATGATGTAGCATATGCAAGTATCGTTAAACGATATAACTTTGAGATTACAGAATTTAAAAAAGCTAATGGTAATGAAATAAGTTTAGGTCAGCTAGCTGTATTTGAATCGAAGTTTTATGCAGACCTAGATCAAGCAGGGCTTAGTACTGACTTGCCACCACCATCGTTTTTTACTGGTGATGAAACATCAAGCCAAGGTAATGAATCATATTCTGTTAGAGTAGGTCAAGCTAACAAGCTACCTAGTGGGTCGAAATTTAAACAAGATTGGGAACAGCTATTAAAAAATGAAAAAGACCCTTTTCCTGCTTTAAGATTCGATCAACTTTTAGCTATACCCGGAGCAGAAGCCGAGCTTGCAAAAAGAGTTTATCAAACGATGGATGAAGAAAATATCAGTATTGAGCAAGCTATCACAAGACATTATCTTCCAGTATTAAAGGAATTAAAAGATGGTAAGTTTGCTATTACATCTGATATACTTAGAATTACATCTAAAACAGATATTGAAAACGATATAAACTCATTTAAAGTAAACACAAGTGAGTGGCTAAATAATGAAGTACCTAACTCAATATTTGAAAAACGTGCTTTAATGGAGTATGTTAAGTACAAGGACGGTAGATTTAAGGGGGCGTTTCCAACATATCTTGAAAAGATAGCAGAAGCTAACAATATGACTGGTAGACAGTATGCTATAGCAAGAATGAGAGCTTTGGGTTTACTAAGTGAAAATAATAAGTTTTCAGAAAATCCAGAAGATTTATTGGAACTTAATGACGAAGACAAAAAGTTTTTATATCTTAACTCTAACGCAACTAAAAACTTAATGCTTCTAAACACCACGGACGATAATAGGTCTAACGAAAAAGCTCTGCTTGACGCTTTAAAAATTAAAGGCCGAAGTGTTGAGTATTTTGAAGGTAAAGGTTTTGTATCAAGTGTTTTAGATAATCTTGGTTCTGGTCAAACTATTAGAACTGTACAGGAAGTTTACGATTTAGCTAAAAAAGGTAAAGCTACTAATTTTGGTCTTTATGGTTTTTCAGCAGAAGAACTGATAGCTTCTGTAGATAGCGGTGCTATAAGTCTCGATGCTGATTTTAACGAGGATACTCAAAGTCTTATGGCTATTGAGTTAGTCAGAGTACAGGCTAATAACAGTAATAGTATCATGGGTGCTTTAACTGAAGCAGATAAAGATTGGAGAAGACTATCAGACTTAAATGAAATTGAAAAAGCTGCGGTGCTTAGATTTTTCCCAAGTCTTAGAAATATGCCTATGAATCAGTTTCACAACTTACAGCAAGATATAGCTAACGTATTTTTAACTGAGATGGAAACACTCAATAAAGAGTTTGTAACAGCTGAAGTTGGTGTTGACGCTACTCAATTTAAAGATAAAAAAGCTCTTATTAAGCAAATACGAACACCTAATTTAGTCTTTGATAGTAAGGAAAGAATAGAAGAAACAATTAAAATTAGACAATACTATGAAGAGAAGATTAGAAAAGGTGAAGAAGTTGACGCAGAGATTAGAAGAGTACTACAGGCAACACGTCCAATATACATAAATGTACCTTTTGGTGACGAAACATACTCCGCAAACAGATTTAATTATTTTGAACAACCTAATACAGAAAAATAAATGGAACCAGATTATAATATAGATGAGAACCTTGTAGATAACCTTGCAGATAAAGCACAGCAAGCATCTGATGAGTACAGAAACCAAGTTATTCAAGAGGAGCTTGCTGCATCAAGAGAGCAGAGGCAAGAACAACAGGCTCTTGATGTACAGAAAGACCCACGTAATGCTGATACATGGGACATCAGAGGTATTGCAAAAGAAGCTCAATCCATTTTATCTGGAGGTTTACAAGATACTGCATCTTCTATTGCTACATTTCCAGAACGTACATTTGATGCGTTCTCTGGAGAAATGGAAAGACAAAACCAAGACGGTGGTTACAGACCTGACTGGTCTCCTTTTGGAGGATATGACAATCCAATAGAAACAAAAACATGGTGGGGCAAACAACTAAGAGGTCTGGTACATTTCGGATCTCTTTCTGTTGGTGCACTACTAGCTGCTAAAGGTATAGCTGCGACAGGAATAGTGACTATACCAGCTGGTTTACTAGCTCTTACTAAAGCTAACTTTGTCAGAGGTGCTGCATTAGGAGCTGTATCTGATCTTGTATCTAAAGAGTCAGATGGTCAAAACGCTATGGGTGCATTACGAGCTAGATATGGCTGGTTTGACACCCCACTAGCTACAAAAGATACTGACCATCCTGTTATGATGAAAATAAAAAACATCGTAGAAGGTATGGGCATAGGCTTATTTTTTGATGGACTAGCTTACACACTTAAAAAAGGTGGTAATGCAGCTATAAAACAGATAAAAGATAGAAACAAAAGTCTAAAAGATCAAACAGTACAGGCTGGTTTAGCACAGCTAAGAAGGGGTGAAATAGAGTTTAGAGCAGATAAAAATGCACCTATATCTCAACCACACCAAGGAGCACACATAACAGAAGTAGAACCACAGAAAGCTCGTGAACAGCTATCTCGTACACGTAACGAGTGGGGTTCAGAAGAAGGCTCTGCCGGTTCTGTAACAACACCAGTAGAACGAGAGCGCATTGCACAAGAAGGTGGTACAGACGTAGCTCAAGTAGAACGTATTTACAAAGGACTTATTAGTAGTGAAAAGTTTGCTAAAGAACTAGAAGCTGCAAAAGGTGACAGAGTAAAGCTTGCAGAAACTTATAAGGAGTCTGTAGAAGCACATCAACGTATTACACAAGGTAGAAACGCTGCTGATATGTCAGCTAGGGAATACCTAAAAGAATTGTTTGACGCACAACCTGACATTATTGATGGTGTCGAAGTATGGACATCTAAAAATGTAGTTATAGCTGACTTAATATCTGGTACACTGCTTAGGCAGTTACGTGACTTAGGTACAGCTGGACGTGAAATAGCTGACTTAGTAGATCTTGGTGACATAGATGGCCCTGCTAAACAGATAGTAGACACTATGCTAACTGCTCTATATCAAACTAAGAAAGCTAGATTTGTAAAGTCTGATTCTTTTAGAGCATTAGGAGCTACTGGTAAAAAAGCAAAGCAATCTCTTGACGAAGCCTTAACACAAGAAATGGCAGACACTAGAGAGTCTATTATGAGTATTCTAAAGATTGCTAAAGACGATGACAATGATGATCTAATGAACGCATTGTTTGAAGCTTTTTCAATGATGAAAGACTTAAATAGTTTAGATGACTTTGATAGATGGGCACGTACTATTATAAAAGGTGGACAGCTAGAACCCGACGGTATAAACCGTACTGGTGCTATGATACGTGAGCTAGAAGGTGTAATGAGTCATAGTATACTATCTGGCCCTAAAACACCAGCCCGAGCAATTATGGGTACATCCACTGCAACATTCTTACGTCCGCTAGCTCAAGCATTAGGTGCTGTATTACGTTTACCATTTGATGGTAATGTAGCAACAGTCAGATCTAGCCTTGCATCAGTTAATGCTATGGTAGAAGCTATACCAGAGTCATTTACTTTATTTAGAAGTAAACTAAACTCTTACTGGAAAGG